ACTGCTGACATCGGAGGCCCGCAGGCGATGGTGGTCATAGACCAGATCGTTGCGGCCCCGCCCGAGGCACTCTGGGGGGCTATCGCCGCCGCCATCGTGGGAGCGCTCATCGCAGGAAGGTTCGTCTTCCGCACGGTCGTGGCGACGCCATCCGCCCTCTGGCACTCACCCCTCACCTTCTATCGCAAGGCCACCCGCATTCGTGACTGGATACTCGCCAAGGTGGAGTACCTCCAGGCAGAGTCGGCCCGGTGGAAGACCGCCTTCAATGTTCTGAAATCCCCATACAGCTTGCTGCGCGCCTTCGGATTGTCGCCGCAGCTCGCGATGACCCTCCTCTTCGCAGGGAGCGTGGCCGGCACAGGGGTGGTCGTCAACGAGACGGTATTCGCAGAACGTTCGTTCTCCCGTGGCGATGCCGGGGTGTACCTGGCTCCGGGCGATGCGCCGGTAACCTATGTGACCGATCCAGAGCTGCCTGGGTACAACACGCTCCGCATCGACCTCGGCACCACGCCCGTCAGGGCGATCACGATTGAGAACGTCAGCGTAGGGACTATCTTCACGGGTTCGGCGCTCCCGTCTGGTGAGCAGAACGTCGTGCAGGTCGGTGGCTCTGTCATCGACGGCGGCACAAATACCCGCCTTGAGGTCGGCCATTTAATATTCGAGAAGTCCCGGTGTAAGAAGCTTACGTTGTCGGACATCCAGGCCCATACGCTCATCGTCCGGGGCAATGCGTCGGACGGTCAGTCCATAGCTCCATCCCCAGGAACCAGCAGGATGCGAGCCATCGGTGGGGGCCACCACCAGGCTGAGGCCATGCTGCACTCAGGCGGGCTTTTCGACCGCATCCTTATCCAGGCCCCAACCAGCGCCGTCAATGGCAAGATCGATAAATTAACCCTGAGCAATCTGTACACGTCAGGTGGGGAGTGTGTCCTGTCCAGGATCACTGCCGGAACGATTGAGATTCTCTACAACGAGGTTGGGCAGGGGAACGGATTTGCAACGAAGGAATTCGTGGTCGCCACAAATGTGACCGGGGCCGTCATCACCGTGGAAGACAACGTTGAGGTCTCGATCTCGGAGCCAAGCCCAAGCTAGGCAGAGTAGGAAAAGGAGAGAGAGTGGAAGACCCGTACATGTCCGGGCTTGAACCGCCATACCAGACGCACCTCCGTTCGGTGGGGATCGAGCCTGTGCCAGAAAGCGCCGAGGTCGTTGCAGACCCGCCCTGGCACCCGCTCAAACGGATCGTCCTCGACGCTCGGGCTTCAGGCTCTAGCATCAACGGCGCTTGCGCCGCAGCAGGACTCTCCACGTCAACCCTCTACGCATGGCGTCAGCGCGACTACCGCTTCGCCCAGGCTTGGGCAGACGCCTGCGTCGCCCGCGGCGACTGGTACGAAGACCAGCTCAGAGACCAGGCCGCTAAAGGGAATACCGTCGCTATCATCGTGGGCCTCAAAATGACGGGGCGGTTCGCAGATAACCCCGCTATGCTCATCCAGCAGGACAATAGGCAGATGCAGGTCGATCTCTCAGGGATGTCCCTCGATGACCTCCGGGGCCTGAGACAGGCCCTCGAAGAGCCTTCCGAAACGACAGCGATGGAATGATGAGAAAGCTGAACCCCGTGTTAAGTCGCAGGGAGCCGCGAGCGGTACTGCCCTCCCACCCCGGCCAGTGGAATTCATCGCCACCCGCCGGCTATGGGCAAACAAGGGCGGTCGTAAGAGGGTGCCACTGTTCAAAACCTCCGTACAGGATGACACCCGCCGCTCGTTGACATAAAGAGACAGTTCGGGGGGTTTAAGGACCCATGCTCGCAACCGACCTCAGCCCGGAGCAAAGACAGGCGCTGCAAACCGCCGTCTCTATCGAGGCGGCACGGCGTTCTTTCGACGAATACTGCCGCTATGTCCACAAGATTGAACTGTATCCGCACCTCCAAGCCTGGCACGCCGAGTTGAAGCGGGCCGATATCAAACGGAAGGCGATCATTGCGCCCCCGGAGTCGTGGAAGAGCACGCTGATCCGCTACCTCCTGGAGTGGGAGATCGGCCAGGACACCAACGAACGGTGCATCTGGGTCATGAACACGGCGACCCAGGCGATGCGGAATATCATGTCGATGAAGGCGACGATCCAGGAGAACGACCGGTTCAAGGCCGTGTTCCCGAATGTCAGGCTGGACCCGAAGAAGCCCCAGACCCAGGACACGGTCTATCTCGTGCGTGAGGAGCTTGACCACCCGGACCCAACGGTGTTCGGCACGGGCTGGAACGGGGCCTACCAGGGGATGCACCCGAAGAAGATCGTCGCCGACGACCTGACGAACCAGGACGAGGTGCGCTCGGAGACCGTTATGTCGGACCAGAGGGCAAGACTCCGCGGCGTCCTCCTCGACCGGCTCACGGCAGGAGGGGAGTTCTGGGCCATCTTTACCAGATGGGGCGAGGCAGACCTCTTCCAGGACTTCAAGGATATGGGGTTCTCGATCTTGGAGCAGCCCGTGGAGGGCCGCTACCCCTGGGGGAGGCTCCTGTCAACGGACCTCTTCCCCGACGACCGCCTGCTCGACCTCCGTACCCAGAAAGGCTCGGCCCTCTATGCCCTTACCTACCTCTGCGACCCAGGGGCGGCAACCGGCTCGATGGTCAAACGGGAGTGGTGGCAGTGGTACGCTGAACCCCAGGATATCCCGCGCGGCAAAAGAATCCATTCGTGGGACCTATCGACGGGGATTTCTGCCCAGGGTGACTATTCGGCGTTTGGGCACTGGGGAGCGACGGATTACGGCTACTATGCCCTCGACGGCGGTCGGTGGCGCTTGACGATGGACGAGCTGGTCAGGAAAATGACGAAGCTGTACACCGAGCAGCGCCCCCAGATCATCCTTGTCGAGGAGGCCGGCACGTCGATCCCGGTGATCCAGTACCTTCGGAGCCACACGAACCTGCCGATCAGGAGCGTCAAGCCAGGCACGAAGGACAAGGTGTCCCGCCTCCAGGCCGTGGTCGGGTTGGTGGAGGGGAAACGGGTGTGGCTCCCGTCGAGCAGCGAGTGGACCCACGAGTTCGTGGACGAGCTAGCGCGGTTCCCTGGGGGCAAGTACGATGACCAAGTAGACCAGATGACCCAGGCCCTGGAGTACCTTGAGATGCGCGGGGTCGCCTCGACAGCCCGCGGCGAAGGCGGAGGGGCCTGGAAAAGGTAGGAGCTTATGCCAATCTTGGACAATGCCGATATCAAACGACTGACGGACTCCCTGCTCAACGATGTCTGGTCACGGGCACACCTGGAGTGGAGCCTCGACAAGGACTACTACGAGCTGGAGTTCCCCGTGAAGCGCGGCCCGGAGGTCGAGAAGGTCGTCCCCCCAACCGCACGGCAGAAGGTGAATACCTTTGCCGACCAGTTGGTCACCTCGGAGCCGACCGTCATCAGGCGGGCTATACGGGACTCCGATGTCAGCAGGGCCAGGGCCGAGAAAACCCAGGTCGCCGGCGTGCTGATCCTCAAGAACTTCGATAAATACTCCCTGATGCCCCCGGCGAAGAGCTTCGCCAAGCACCTGGGGCTGTATGGGTACGCAACGATCTACGGCCCAGGCTGGGATATCACCCGCTGGCCCATGCACATCGAACGGCAGGGCCGTCGCCGCACGAATAAACGCTACCTCGCCGAGATCGAGGAGCGGAGGAACAAGATAGCCTCCGTATTCCCCTTCTGGATCACCGCCCCGCACCCGACAAAGACCCTGCTCGACCCGCAAGAGGGCAAGGAGCCGACCTTCGGCATCTATCGGGAGCGGAAATACGCCACGGCCCTCCAGAAGGCGTACCCGGACAACCAGGACCTCGCCAAGATACAGCCGTTCCAGCTTCTGACCTGCCGTACCTATTGGAGCGCAGACCAGTACCACATGTCGGCTGGGGCCAACGACGGCTCGGAAATGGAGCTTATGGACTGCGAGAACCCCTACGGCTTCGTGCCGTTCAAGCAGGCCCTCGCAGGCTATGGCTCGGACTCCGCTATGGACACGGGCCAGATAGCCCTCTCGAAGCTCTGTGCAGGACTCCTGCGGTACGTCCGCTCGGCCCTTGAGGGCGAGGCGTCGGTGAAGACCTCGCTCGTCCACTACATCTGGAGGGCGGCAAACCAGCATATCTTCACCGACGGCGATGCCGGCGAGCTTGCCAGGCTCATGGAGGACAACCAGGTCGTCCCAGCCCCAGGCGGGCAGACCAGTATCTGGAACGAGGCCATCCCCGCTATCCCAGGCGGCATGGCCGAGATGATGGGGGAGCTTCGCTCCGATGTTGACCAGGGGACGTTCGGCAATATCCTGCACGGCATACGCCCCCAGGGCGTTCGCACGGCATCGCAGCACGCCCAGATCGTCTCCAAGGCCAAGCAGTTCTTCCATGTCCCCATGCTCCAGTTGAACACGATCATGAGCCTGTTCCTTGGGGACTGCGGCAGACTGCTCAGTGTGTTCGAGGACGAGGTTACCCTCGAAGGGACGCTGGCCGGGAACCACAGGGTGGAGACGATCAAGGCCGAGGACTTCGAGGACAACTACACCTTCGAGGTGGACTACGAGGCGTCAGACCCGATGGAACGGGCCGCAAGCATCGAGACGGGGCTTCAGCTTAGGATGGCCCCAGGCCCGGACGGCCAGCCCGGAGCCATCGACTGGCGTACCTTCGCAGAGCGCTTCGCCCACCTGGGGAATATCACCGAGATCGAGGAACGGATCGCAGAGGAACGCGGCATGGCCGACCCCGCTACGCACCAGATGGTCATGCAACTAGTCCAGCAGATGTGGCAAGAAAAAGTCGCCCCGAATGGCGCAGGGATGATGTAATGGCAGAACCATCTTTTACCTCTCGTGTCGCTGATAGAGTCGTTGGACGCATGGGGCAGCAGGCAGACGCTATCGTCAATGCGAACCCCATACCGCCCGGCTATGACAAGATCAGCTCCTTTAGGGACTTTGTGGCCCAGTGGCGCAAGATGCCCATCGAACAGCGTAAGGAGATGTGGGGGCAGCTTGACCCGGAGATGCGGCAGCGGATGATCGACGAGCTGGGGGTCAGCCAGATTATGAGCGACCTCGGCGCTATGACCGCACCGCCCGAAGAGGAGGCCCAGCCTGGAGGCCCGCCGGGCGGTATGCCGGGAGGTATGCCGGGAGGTATGCCAGGCGGTATGCCACCCATGCCAGGCGGTATGCCACCCATGCCAGGCGGAATGCCGCCCATGCTTGGGGGGATGCCAGGACCAGGACCTAGGCCGCGTGGGCCGCGTGGGATGCCACCAATGCCCGCAGCCGGCCCCATGCCAGGAGGAATGCCATGACCTTCGAGCAACTCCGAGCACTCCTTGCGACCTACGGCCATGTGCTGGAGCGAGACCCCAATACGCAGGGCGGCTTTCTCCTTTCCAGCCCCGAATTCCCCGGTGGCTTTCCTCTGCCGCTTGATTCGCTGGAAAAAGCCAACAGGGTTGTAGAGGATTTGAACTTGCCTTCGCACCCCGATCAACTGTTAAAACAGGCTTCAATGTTAAAACAGGCTTCAATCGAGGGGGAAATCGACTGGGAGGGCGACCCGATAGTTTGGCCTGAGGAGTTGAAAGAGCAGGTGAGCGCGAACATCGCAGCCCAGCAGACCATCGCAGCCCAGCAGGCCGCGGCTACTACTGGCCCCAGAATTGTCGGAGGCCCAGGCGGGGGGATGTTCTACGAACGAGGGGGAGAGTACGGAGGGTGGGAGTATGTCCCGCCAGGGAAAGTCCCCGCCGAGGTTATCCCCGCTGAGATCATCACCGGCGAAGAGCTTGGTGCCCCCGGCCTGGAGGGGCGGCTTTTCATACGCCAGCCAGATGGGAGCATCAGGCCGTATGAAGAGCCAGGGTACGAGGCAGGCCCGACCATCGATCAGCAAATAGCGGACCTGTTGGTTCAAGAAGGAAAGATGGCCTCAGCGTTGAAGCTGTGGGAGTTCAAAAACCAGATGACGCCGTACCAGCGTCAGGCCCTCGAACTCCAGTCACGTCAGATAAACCAGCAGGGCTTGCAGCAGGCCCTCGAAATCTCTCGCAGCCCCGCTGACTTCTTTACCTTGATGCAGCTTCAGTCAGGCGCTGCTCCTATCCAGCAACCTGGGTATACAGGGGCGTTTCGTGGTATCGGGCCTCGTGGGTCGCAGACGATCACGAACCTATTTGAGCGCCTTGGGCTTATAGCCCCGCCCGCAGCGCCTGGGGTAGACGAGCAGGCCCGAGCGCTGGCCGACGAGCAGGCTTTCGTAAAGGCCCAGGAAGGCCCAATGGACCTTGTGGGGCTGGACGAGATGCTTCGTAGGCAACAAGCCGACGAAGATAGGGCACGGCGTAGGCTGGCCGACGAGCAGGCTTTCGTAAAGGCCCAGGAAGGCCCAATGGACCTTGTGGGGCTGGACGAGATGCTTCAAGCCCAACAGGCCCACCAGGCCGCTACACAGTTCGCCGACACTGACCTTGTGGGGCTGGACGCGCTGCTTCAAGCCCAACAGGCCCAAGCGTTAGCAGACGCGCAGGCCGTCGAAGAGGCCAAAGCTGGCTCAATGTCAGACGTTGCCTCTATGGATGAATATCTTCGCAAGCTCGCCGCCGAGGAAAAAGTAACGTTCCGCGGGGGCGAGGTAGACCCGTTTAGCACACAACGGAGACAATTTACACCTCCGGTGATTTTGGGGCCTGGAGATATCCCGCAACCCCTTGCGCCGTCTGGCGTAGTTGACCTTGGCGCAAGCGTGACGCCACCCGGCGCAAGCGTGACGCCACCCGGCGCGCCGTGGGTGCTTGGGGATGTCCCGCAACCCTACGGGCTGGCGCCGACCGACGTTGGCGGCGGTTACCAATTTACCCAAGCGCCTATGGGAAGCCTGGGGAAGAAGTATGCGGGGGGCGGTATTGTACGCGGGCCAACCCTGGCAACACTCGGCGAGACGGGGCCAGAAATGGTGGTTCCACTCGACCCGCGGAAGCGCGCTCAGGCCGAGAACCTCGTGAATATATACAGGCGGCTTACCGCTAACGATATCCCATCGTTTGCCGAGGGAGGAATGGTTTTTAATCCAAAGCAAGCAGCCCAATTGGGCCAATCGGCAAAGGCCCTGACGGGCGGGGCGCTTGCGATGAAGTACGGCAAGGGGACGGGTGGATGGGACCCCAGCGGCAAGGTATTCAAGATGAGCTTTGGCCCAGCGCCGACTTCAGTTCTCCAGAAGTACAATCTAGCGCCAAAGGTTACTTCTGTTTCTGACAAGCCGATAACCACGGCATCTAAACCTGGCGTCACTGGCCTAGGCGGTGGGACCGTCATGCCTTGGCAGCAAGTGGAAAAGATGTTCCAGAAGGCGGCACCCCCCGCCATCCCCCAGGCCCCTGGAGGTTCGCCAACGGCCCCGTATGCAACGCCTGCAACGGGAACGCCACCCAATATTCCGAAGGGGGTCGGAGCGGGACTCACCCCGGAGACCTTCCTGAAGAAGCAGGCCCCGAATATCTACAAGGTTGGCGTGTTGGGGCAGGCCATCGGTGCGCCGAAGCAACTGTCGCCCCTGGCAGGGGTCACGCTCCCTTCGATGCAGGCATGGCGACAGTTCACCCCAACGGAACGGGAGACCTTCCTTGCCGCCGTAGAGGCCACGGGTATCCCGAGGGCGACGTTCCTGCGCGAGGCTGGCCTTACGACCTTCCAGCCCGCGGGCATCCCGCGAGGACGGACCGTTAGGATGCAGCAACAGTCACTTGGTGGGCGCACCTACACATAGGACTGGCCTTATGCAAAAACATAATAATGTTCCCTCTTTCGTCCCGCACTCAGCGATAGACGCGGAAAAGAGCAAGCGTGAAAAGGAGTTCATTCAGTGGGCGCAAGATAAGTTCCGCAAAGAGAAACTTGCGGATGAGTTGCCCACGACGCCAGCGGTCAGCCCAGCCCCGACCCAGCCGGCACCCGGCGCTGACGATTGGAGGCAGGCGTACCAGGAAGAAGAGGAACTACTCGCTGCCTCCCAGGAGCGGGCTGCTGTCGCTCGGGAGCGGGCTGCTTTGCCAGACCCCTTTGCCGTAGCGCAAGTCACGCGAGGCCCTATGCAGTGGGGGGTAGGTGCCCGCGGCAAGAAAATGACCCCGGAAGAGGCGACTGCTGCCTACGAAGAGGCACAAGAGGTACTGGAGAGGCCAGGGGCGGAGTGGGCCGAGCCGATCTATCACACCCCACTGGGGGTGCAGGCATTGCAACAAGCCGTCCAGGCTGCGGAAAAGGGGTTAGAAAAGAAGCGAGAATTTAAGGAAAAGCAAGAGAAAACTGCTGAAGACCTCTACGAACCTTGGATGATAAATCAAGGCGGCACGCTTGAGGCCACCGGCAGGGCGATAGAGTTGCAAATCGTCACAGCGCTGGCTGCTGGCGAGGATACAAGAGAGCTAGAGGGAAAACGGGACCGGCTCAGGCAGTACGTTCAGGCCAAGGAATTCGCAGAAGTGGGCGTGCTGCGCGGCATAGAAACGGCCAAGGGGGTGGCAACAGCCGCCCTGGAAAAGCAAGAGGAAATAAAGCAGACGCTCACCGTCCCGGCCACCGCAGCCTTAGTCTATGCGGTGCAGAAGGTTGATCCTCGCGATCACGAGATGGAGCGGATCGCAGACCAGTATATGGCCCAGGGCTACGGTGTATTGCAGTCGACCACCTGGGCGTCTAGAGAGGTGGAACTACCCTGGGGGGTTCAAGGGGCAATGGAGCTAATCCTGGCTCCCGAGAACATACTCCCGATCTTCGGTTTTCCTGGCCTCGCCACGAAGCCAGCGCTGGTAGCCTTTGGGACGCTGGGGAGGACTGCCTGGGTCAAGGGGGCTACTGGCGGTATCACCCGAAAGTTTGTGCAGTCCATGCTCACCCAGGCTCACCCAGAGGACATGGCCCGCCTGATGCCCAAGGGGACCCCGTTGGATATTCCCAACGCAGAGAGGATTATCGCTGACTTCCAGGGCCAGATTAACCGACACCGAGGCCAACTCCTCTCCTTGCCAGTTGTGCATCGAGGGGCAAGGCCACTGCCGCTTGGCCCAGAACAGCAAAAACTAGAGAAGTCCATCCAGGCACTCAAGGCGTATGTTAATGGGATGAAGGAGGGGGTTGCCAAAGCAGGGAAGGGGGCTGAGGCAAGGCGAGCGCTTGGGATACCTGACGTGATAGTAGACCTTCGTACCGTTACGGATGAGCTGGCAGCGCTTGAGACGAAACAGGCTAGGCCCATACTTGAGGGGACTGGGCCTGGTGGGAAGGTTGAGCGCATATCCGAGAATGTAGTCGAGCAAATTGTCAAACGGGGAATGGTCCCAATTGTCGGCTGGGGCAGATTGAGGAAGCTCTTTCTTGCGCGCAGCCTGCAACAGCAGAAAGCTGTCGACTTTGCCGATATCGCTTTGGCGCTGTTTCGGGCCAGGCACCTGGAGCGCATTCGCACGGGGGTCGTTGGAGGGATTAAGCGGGCGCTGCGCCCAGGCGAGGCTCCGTTCCCCGTCAATAAAGAGGGCATCTGGATAGGAACGACGCAGGCTAAGGAAGGGGCAGAGAGGTCTATCCCGTGGCAGAGTGTGCTTGAACACCCGAATGCGGTGCTCAGTGATGTCGAGCGTGCCTTGCGGGACGACTACCTGCAAGTCCTTAAGCAGGTTGAGGAGATGAGGCTGAGGAACGGACTCACCCCCCGTGCCGGGTCGGCCAAGGGGTTGAAGAACAAATACTATATCCCCCACAGAAGTATGTCTGAGCATGGGCGGGGGTACGCGGCAAAGGCCAACCCGAGCCTGGACCGGCAGTACAATTCCGTATCCCAGGGGATGGCACACGGAATCGAGTACAGCAAAGACCCGATGGAGACCCTTAAATTCCACATCCTAGACGCTTATCAAGAAATTATAGAGAAACAGTTCGACGAGATGATAGGCAAGCATAGTATTTCTCCAGCCCTGATTGATAAATACGTTCCCGAGTTAACCAAGACAAGGTACTTTAAGGCAGAGAAGGCACTGGCTGACGCCGTGGAAGCCGGCGATGCAGACGCTATCGCCAAGGCGACGGAGGAGTTGAAGAGGAGACAGCTGAACCTTGACCGTCAGCGCAGGAAGGTGAAATACCTCCCTGGGAGTGAATTCAACCAAACAGAGAATGTCCCCATTCGAAAGTGGAGAGATTGGTTTCTCAAGGAAGAAGACCTCAAGCGCATGAAAGAGACCCTGGGCATTGGCCCAGAGGGTATTGGCGTTGCCAGCATCGAAGGCGGACCCATAAGCCGAGGGCTGGGGCAAGTCGTCAACCATACACGGTTCCTTCAAGCAACTATGGACTTTGCCATGCCGTTCCTTCAGGGTCTTCCGCTCCTAGTGACGCGCCCTCTCTTGTGGTCGAAGATGACAGCCAAGCACTATCAGGCGTTTTTCGATCCCACGGTGCAGGCGCGGTACTTCTCGGATAACCTGGAGGTATTCCAGGATATGGTGCGCCACGGCATTCCCGTCGGTGACGTGGAGCTGTTCACTGCCATTCGGGAAGGGCAGGGGATAAGTTTCCTTGGGAACATGGTCGAGAAGCAATTCGGCAAGGGGATGAGAGAGACCTTTAGGGGCATCGGGAAGCAGTCCTTTGGCCGGTTCCAAGCCTCCTACGACATGGGGCTTGCAACGGCACGGGCAGAGCTTTGGAAATCCCTCTCGAAGGGGTACGGTGGGCCGCGTGCAGTGTGGAAAGGGAGCAAGGGTGAACTGGCGCAGTATATCCGAAACATGACGGGAGGCTTGGATTCCAAGGCGCTTGGGGTAGGCGCAAACCAGCGGCATATCGAGGGGATGTGGCTTGCCTTCTCCCCAAGATATTTCCGCTCCACTATGGCCCTGATGACCGATGCCATCCGCGGCCTGCGGCCAGGGGCAAACGCTGCCCAGCGCGAGTCAACGAAAACAATGGCGAGCCTCGTCTTTGGCATTGGGGGCTTTTTTGCCTTGGCGAACATTGCCATCGGACGGGCTAACAACGAGAGCTGGGAAGAAATATGGGATAGGATTCAGACATCGTGGAACCCTCTAGGAGGGAAGAAGTTCCTTAGCCTCAATATCAACGGGGAATGGATCGGGGTCGGCGGGCAGGTCAGGTCGATCTTGCAGATCGTCTCCAAGCTAGCGATGTCAGCAGGAGACCCAAGCGTGTTCCTCCGCCGAGACCCGAAGGCAAACCCGCTCATCTATGCGTGGCACTCACGCGGTGCCCCTGCTCTTCACCTCGCTGGCGGCGGCGTGGAGGCGCTCTCTGCCCTCATGGGGGGGAAGGTGGACATCCTCCCGTTTGACAACATAGACACGTTGCCCGAAGTCGCTGCTTTCGCTGGCACCGCCTTATCCCCCTTTGCGGTGGACGCCAAGATGGAAGGGGACTCGTGGTTTTCAACGTTCCTCGGTGGGTTAGGCGCGAGGACTTCTACGGAGACTGTCTATGACAAGCGGGACCAGATGGCGAAAGAACTCTTCAATGAGGGGTGGTGGGACACCACCCCAGCACAGAAATCTGAATTCTGGAAGAAGCACCCTGGGTTCAGGGAAGAGATAAAGCAAGAGGATGTCATCCGCTGCCAGCAGGGGGATATGGGCGCTTGCGACAGAGAAGCTATAAATATATACCAGACGGAGTTTTTGGATGAGCAGGCCGAAGACGACCGCACTTTCCAACAGTATCTCGATCCGTCCTTTAAGTCGCCGGCCCTCAGGAGGGTGAAACTCAAAGAATGGAAGAATCGTCGGAAGACGAGAAGGGCGGAACTCCACGTCAAGATAGACGAGAAGCGCCGTGACGTGGAGTTCCCGAAGGGGTCTGATCCGCTTATGGATGAATACTATGAGCGCGTAGATAAAGCAAAAGAAGAACACGGCGGCGTACTAGACCCAGACGCTTGGCACGAGATTGACCAGTGGCTATCTAGGAGAACCCTGGTAGAACAGGAGCACATCTCCAGGAACAGCGGTCTTGGGGAGCGCACAGAGCTTGAGCAGGAATACTACAGGGCGCTTGGAGCGATAGAAGCCTATTGGGAAGTTGGTGAGACAGAAGCGGTGCTCTCTAAGTTCGCGACTGCGGCAGACAGAGCGATAGCAAGAAACTATGCCAAAGGCACTGCCGCTATACGAGAGGAGCTTCTCAATAGCGAGGATAGCCATACGAGGCACATGGCAAGACGGGCCATGAGGCAGGCGAAGAGGGCAAAGGCTAGGCTGAGAACAGAGGGCATCCCAGGCCAACACCCGGCCCTCCTGGACGCCCTCCTCGGACGGTGGTACGGCAATGTCCCAAAGCACCAGCCCGAACAGATAAAACAAGCCCTGGACCAATGGCTGGGTGGCGCAGGGGTGCGGGCCGTGTCCCCTCCACTGCGAGGCCCCGCAGTTCCAGCCACCGCCACTGCACCGAGAGGCACTGCGGCCCCGGCGCCGACCGCAAGGCCCCTCCCACCGGGGTTCCTTGACCTCATGAGGACTAAATACGGGTATCAGGGATAAAGGGCATTCGGGGCCATTACTTGACACGTAGATACGGGTCATGCTAAACAAAGGCTAGATTTATTCGGAAACCCCATACGGGAACTCCCGGATAGGACTTATTCGGAAACCCCACAATGGGAACTCCCGGATAGGAGTAGAGATGCCAGACGAAGACACGCAGGTATTGGACGGCGCTACCTTAGTGGAGGGTACCCCTCTAGAGGCTGACGACGAGTCTCAGAT